GATAAAAAATAATATATTGATATTGTTTTGTTATTTTTTATTGTAGCAGATAAATATTTTCCTTTTCCAAACTTTGATAATTTTGAACTAAAAACCATAATTAAAGAGTTCCAAAGATCATTGAAAAATTAACTTTAACGCCTTCTAAATTTCTGCTTCCAAGTAAATTGTGTTTAGTATAATCAATTTGATAAGATAAAGTTTGGTCGGAAAGATTATCAATTCTTGTTAAATTATTTTTTATAGGTATAGCATAAAGACTTTCATTTGTTAAAGTGGTAAAAATCAATAAATAGTCACCGACAAATTCAAAGTCTGTAATTGTTGATGTGTCAATAAAAGAAGGAAAATTGTTTTTAAATTCAATTAAATTGTTAATTTCATGAAAATTAAAAATTTTATAAGAATTATCTTCATATTTAGCTATAATATAATTTCCATCTTTTGAGCACCAGTGTTTTATGCCTGAAGAAAAAGTTGTTTCAGCAGTTTCTAAATTTGGAAAATATACAACTCTTAAATATGGCGAGTTTGTTTTTTCTGAAACTACGGTTCTTCCTGATACAGTAATATTAATTGAGTCAAATAAAATAGCATACGAAATATCAGAATTTATAAATTTAGTTTCTGATTCCATGATGTCTTCAATAAAATAATATGTGTCCTCCTCAAATGTGTCTGTTACAAAACATATACGAGGTTCACAATAAGAGTTGCTATTTATTGAAAAAACTTTTTTTGCGGTTTCTAAATTAGGTCTAGAAAAATCATCAAAGTAAATACCATTGCTATTTTCAGTTAAAGTGATAACAATTGGTGTTAAATTTTCATCATTAATAATAGCCCCAATGATAAGTTTATTACTATTTGTTAAAATTGCTTCCGCATCTAACCAATCATAAGATTAAATTGATGCGTTGTATGTTTGTAAATTAATATCTTTTTTAATAGCAATATTGTCTACAATCTTATAAATGTTGATATATGGATCTGTGCTTGTAAAAACAATTATAACATCTTTAATTATTATAATTTTTTTATGATTATCTAATGAAATATTAATAGTGTTTATTTTTGTAAAATTATAATTATTATATCTATATAAGTGTAAATATGAATCAACAATAAAACCAATCATTTTCCCATCTTTTGAAACAACTCTTGGTGTTAAATGTGTGAATTCTTGATCAAAAATATTATTTATTTTAGTAGAGAAAGAGTTTCCATAATTAATTAAGCAATGTGAGTTGTGAATAATATTTCCTGTATCATTTATTGAATATACACCATCAATTTGTTTTACATTTTTATCTATTGGAATATAATTTCCATTTTTACAAGTAGATATAATTGAATTAGAAATTGGTTCATTGAAATTTAATGTGTTTAACCTTAAACATACTTTATTATTAAAAAGAATTAATATTTCTTCAGTATCTCCCTCTCCAAGTTCTGCACTATACAAAACGTTTATTGTGCCATCATTATTTTCTTGAACGGATTTTTCACAGATGGTTAATTTTGTATTATCATATGTAACATTTGGAAGAAGGCTGTCCGGAATAATATTTTCACCCCTTATTGCGTATAGGTTATTATCATCTTCATTTAATTCTTCACCAAGTATTCTTTTGATTAATTCATTTTCTCCTTCAACAAAAAATGGTTTGCTGTCTTCAGAAAGTTCAAGATATATGGTTACTTTAATTTCCATAACTTCACCTTGGTTTCTTGTTATGCTAACAACCTCTCCACTTTGGTTTTTAAGAAGAACATGATTGTAAATATCGGGATCAAATTCATTAGAACAAGCTAAACCTAATTCACTAAAACTAAAAGTTGATGTGTTTGTTTCGTCGATTGTTACAATCTTTTTTATAAACAATGCTCCTTGTGTTATATCTGATTGAATTTCATCAGTACTTGTTTTAAAAGACATTAAATAACTTCCAAGTTTTGAGTCGTCAGGGTTTCGTTCTTCTGTGCCTGTACCAATTGCTATGTGAGAAGTAAATTGTTCAAGTTTTGAGATTTTATCATATACACTATTTAATAAAGTATTATAGGCAGTATATGTTTTATTATTTATTGTTATTTCGTATTTATTATGTAAATTAATGTTCATTTTATCCTCCTGTTTATTCTGGATAATAGACTAGTCTTGCTATATGGCTAACAGCTTTTTTATTTGCTTGATGAGGGCTTATTGAGTATATTCCATTAACAAGATATGTGCTTGGTGTTCCCCAAACTAAGCATGATGAACTTGCTGTTATAAAATTACCTCCGTCGCAAAAACCGTTGGTATTTGTACTTGTTATTTTTTTTGCAAAAAAACCAACGTTATTTGCATCTTCGTTGATGTCTGTTGCTATTCTATATGATGTAAATCCTGTGTAAAAATCTTTGTCGTTTGTTATATATGAAGAAATGTCGTTTGGATGGTAAGATGAGTTTTTATCTTTAACATCAATAAATCTAGGTCTTTTGTTTGAGTCAATATAAAAACCTGTAACGAGAGTATTTTTAGCTGCATATAAATTTTCCAAACCAAACAACTTTGTACCATAACCTTGTGATTTTTTTCCATAATACATTCCTTTTTGGTCTTGTTGTCCGACTGAAAAGGTTTTTCTTTCGTTTGGGTAACCGTATCCCAAGCTAAGCTGACAGTTTGTATTACAAAACATTATTGCGTACATACATTGCAACATTATGACAACATTATATGGCATAAATTCAAATCTTTCACCTTGATGTTTTTTCAAAATATCATAATGTGTTTCGTAACTATATAGTTGTTTTGTGTTTATGTAAGATCCACTTCTCATTCTAAATAAATCTTCATCATAAGTATCTCTTCCGTGTTGATAAACTGAAATATATAGTTTATCTAATTCAGTTCCTTTATATGTGTGTGCATTACAAACAAAACCTTCTTGTTTTGTGTTTGAAATTTGAATAGTAATATAGTTATCATCTCTTGAAATTTTATAATATACTTTTGGAAATTCTACCATTAAATATCCAAATCCATAAACATTGATATTTGTTGGAGTTCCGTCTTCATAATAATCATAGTCGTTAGGGTTTACATAACCTAAAACTTTTCCATCTTTTAAAATACAAGGTTTAATTTTGTTAAACGGAAAACGATTTGTCCAACCATTATCAACAAAAATGTCGTTAGTAAAATCCATATATGCCCCACTTAAACCAACAGCGTCGTCAGTATATGTTGCCCATTTGGTTCCTGTTAATATTGATTTGTCCAGTTTTACACCATATGTAATTGGTGGGGTTATTTCGTATGTTTCAGTTATAATTTCACAAGCCAATACAATGTGTTCTTTAGATAATCTTTCAATAGTTTCATTATAATATAAAATAGATTCTAATAATGGGCTAATTTTTAATTTGAGATTTTCTGTTAGTTTAGAAATTGAAGAAATGTCTATATAATCGCAAACACTTAAATCGCATTTTGCTGATAAAAATTCAGTTATTTTACCAGTTGCAACTTCAGTTAAAGAATGTAACATATAGTTAGACCCATTTTGGTGGCTGGCAATAATATAAATTCGTTCACAATCTTTGCTTGTTGTGCAAACAATATCTGTATATTCACCTGTTGGTAAAGGTAGTTCTTTTGCTGTAGAAATTATATCATCTCTAATTGTTCTATAGTAACAACTTCCATTTTTAATATAAGTTAATATGATTTGTGAATCCGATACTGAAGGTAAAGTGCTTGCAAAAACAACACTTACTTCATTATCAATAAATGTTTCGTTTGCTTCTTTAAAAATGTTGGAAACATATAAATCTCCATCAGTGTCTATTCTAAATAACAAAGAGTTTTCTAAATAATGTTCATTATCATTGTTTGTATTAAAGCAAAAACAATGATTTTTTGCTGGTAATAAATATTTAAAATCGTTGAAAGTTAGGCTTTGCTCTATAAGAGGTGTTTTCAAATAATATAATTTATTGTTGTCAACAAATGATATTAATACATTATCGTTGTTAAGTTGAAGAGCTTTCATTTCTACATCATAGTAGCTAATATTGCTTTTAATTCCTGAAATTATAGATGTTAAATTCAAAATAGTTGCGTTAGATTCTTGTGATAGATAATTTATTGTTAATTCAACATTAGAAATTCCATCTGATAAAGGGTTGTAAGTTTTTAAAATAATAACATCATTTTCGCCTTGTTTTAAAAATTTATCTTCCTGATAAATAATACATTTGTTGATTTTTAAAATAAATTCTACAGAACATTCTATATTGCAAAAAATTGATGTTTTAATTTGAAAACTAATGGTTTTATCTGTCTTTGTTTTAAATTCTGGAAATGTTATTGTTAATGGATATTTATGTGATATAGATTCATTGATGTTTGGTTTGTTTATTTCGAAGTAATTATTTGAGTTATTTTCATTATTTGTTTTTAATGATAATTCTTTCTCTAAATTTAAAATTTTTAAATAAGCTGTTTTTCCATAATCCATAGTATTAACCCTACTCTCTAGATTTTATATAATTAAATTCAAATTTTAAATTGTTAATATAAGGATTATCTGTTGTGCTTGTAATTTTAAAAGAGAAAGTATTAAGAGGTATGTTAACTCTTTTAATGATTGCTTTTTTTGAACCTTTAATATAAAAAGTTGTTTTTTTATCATTATGGTAAATTGTTAAATATAAATCTTTTAAAGATTGTAAAGTTATTTTCTTTAATGTTTTATGATAAGATACATTATTTAATCCAGATGAAGGAGAAACCCAAATGTTTTTTAGAGGTGAAGACAAATAAGAACCAGAGTTGTCAATAATGGTTAAATGATAATCTTCATTATAATTGTTGTTTACTAGAGCTATTACCCCTTCTAATTTATCCGTTTTTATGGATGTTAAATATTTTATATTAATTCCATGTGTTATATTCTTTAATTTATGTGTGTTAATATCAATGTTTAAAATTGTATTAGAATAGAATAAATCTTCACAGTTATCTTCATCGTTTAAAAATTTATATTTACAAGCCAAATAATAATTTCCATTGTAATAACAAGCTGACACTTTTTGATTTTTAATATTAGAAATATTTTTTTCAATATTAGATAAAATTTTAATTGTATTAACTCCATCAAACTTATAGAGACCATCACTAGCTAAAAATATTATCTCATCTCCACAAACGCAAACTGATGAAGCGTATATTTTCCCGCTTGATACAAATAAATTGCTTATCGAAAAATTACTTTGTTCTCCATAAGCGGACAGTCTTGAAATTCCATTTTCTCGAAAGATGTATACATAATCTAAAAAAGAAACAACTTTTATCAAAGCTCCTCTTTCATCAATTAACTCTATAAAGCCAGCTTCATCTAAAGTTAAACTCCAGTTTGTTGGGTCAAGATCATCTGAAAACCAAATTGAATTTTTTTCACCGTCAACAGTAGCAAATAATCTTTCATAATGTAATGCCATAGATGATATTTTTGGTGAATCAAGAACTTCGTATGGCTCATTATATCCGTTCCAAACAAACATATTATCTGTTTCGCTTGAAAATATTATTACATCTTCACTATTTAATCTGTAGTTAACAGCGACAGGAATACTGGTAAAATTTATATTTCTAATAGAATATATGCTTTTGGTTTCATCATATAGGTTAATATAATAAGTTTTTAATTCGTTATTTATAAAAATAAGTTTATCATCTCTCATTGATTTTTCTTTGTTAAATATATAAAAATGAAAGACTTTTTCTATGCTGCCAATTGTTTCAATATCTCTTAATAGTGTTTCGTATTCATCATTTAATGAAATTTGTTTAATTAAATCAGAAAAACCTAAACCGTTTTTTAAAACACCATCTGAAAAATCAAAATTTTGCAAGTCAACACAATAATTTAAAGGGATTTTATTGATATCCATTGAAGTGTTGATTCCTTTTTCAAAAGAATCAATGTTGATTGTTAAATTTGATTCTTTAGGATATTTTGTAGATTTTTGCATTATTTTAAACTCCTAGCAAAAAATCTTCTTTCCCCTATTCTAGATTTGATGTTTTCTAATGATGTTTTAAACTTACTTTCCCACATTTCAGATTCATTGTATAATAGTTTAGAGAGCGTATATTCGCTAGCTATTCCATAACAAATTATAAAAGGTTCTAAACCGATTGGTAATATTAGTTTATCGTTTATTGATGTAATTTTAGGTAACAAGTAGTTGTATTTGACTAGATATCTAGATAGAGGTTTTCCTATTTTAATAAATTCTGGATAAAGGTTAAATGTAACGCTATTATTTGAATCGTCTTTTACATCTTTAATGGCAATAGGTGTTTTTGAAAAATTTTTAAAAAATATTTGGCATTGGTTATCTGAAGAAACAATCTCTTCGTGAGATAAAGGGTAATATTCTTTTGTTATTTCTCTTAATATATAATTTAAATATAGCAAGAGGTCGTCCATTTTTCTTTTTGAGTCGTCATCTAGGGGTATAGTTGTATCGTTTAAATATGCTATAATGTCATCTAAACCTAGAAGTGTTGCTGATAATTTAATAATTTCTTGTGTCATACTAGTCCCCTTTTTCTATTATTTTTTTTATTTCTTTTGAAGATAAGTTTTGTGTTGGAGATTTTTCAGCGTAATTAAATATTTCAGATAATTGGTTTTTGGCACAATCAATTTTTGCTTGTTCTTTGTCTTCTTCTAACTTTTTGTTATAAAGTTCAATTTCTTTAAATAATTTTTCAAAGTTTTCCTTGCTTGTTTCTTTTAATTTTTTTATCAAGTTTTGATTAGGATAACTATCAAAAGAAATTACAAAAGATTCTTTATTATTTATATTGTGAACTTCATATTTGTTATTATTTTTATTGTAAAATAATCTGTAGTTTTTATTTATTTTTTTGATTTGTTCTGAAATAAAAAATATATCATTGATTAAAGTTAAATTTTTTTGTTTTGTTATCACTATGTAAATCTCCTACTTATTTTAAAAAAATATATATTTTCCCTATTATAGGGAAAATATATATAAAATTAAGATTCTTTAATTCCTTCGATCATTGCTTGACCGCTTGGTTGATCGCAAATGATGTCTGCATATTTTACTAAAGTTGCAGTATATGTTGGTTTGTTTAGTGTTTGTTTAATTACTTTGCCATCTTCACCTTCAAGCCATTGCCAATCACAAAGTTGATGAAGATTAAACTCTTTTGTGTTTAATAGATACATAGTGTTTGGTTTAACGAATCTATCTGAAACTAAAGGAATTCCGTTATATGAAATTGCTTTATATCCGCCATTTAATTCCATAATATCAATGTTTGTTCTGTAACTTGTGAAATATTCTTGATAATTTCTTTTTACGCCAGCTGAACAAACGATAAAGTCTACTTTACTATCAGCAACTTCATCAAGTTCATCAATTGCTGCTTGCATAGTAATATCTGAAATGTTTACGGTTTCGCCACCATTAGCTAAATCTTTCATGTATGGTGTCATCCAGCTATAAGAACTTCTATTTAAACCATATAAAGAGCCTGTGTCATTAAATATAGCTGAAAGTCCAGTAATTTCTTTACCATAAGAACCTTGAACACACAATGAATATGTGCCATCAGCCAAAGCATCTGTTGTTAAATTAGCGTTTAATGTAACAGTTTTATTATATCTATCAATAGATGTGATTCTAACAGCTTGACCTTGTGTATATACAGCACCTGTATCAGATTTTACAATATCAACAACCATACCTTCGATAAGATTTGTTACTCTATCTACAGTAACTGTATTTGTAGTGTTGTCAATAATAGTTGCTAAAAGTCCTGTACCATCACCATAAAGCATTCTTCCAAAGTTAAAACTGCTTGCTTTAATTAATCCTTCCATTTCTGCATTTAAAAGGTTAACAAAGGCTCCTGCTGAGTTTTGAGAAGCTCTTATTGCTTTATCTGATATTTCAATTTTACCATATAGGTTTTTAAGTTCTAGCACAAATTGTGCGTAGTTGTTTCCTGCTGCACTTGGAAGAGAGCCGTCTTCGTCCCCTGCACCAATACCACCATTAATTCCGTAAGGTGCAAGTTTTCTAATTTCTTTACCCCAAACATCTGATGTCGTTTGGTTAATTTTAGCTAAAAGAGGGTTGATTGATGTATTTAATTGTTCGCTAACAACACCAAGGTAAACCTCTTTTAATGCGTTATCTGCGGTTTGTAATGTAACCATAATTTCTCCTTATTATTTTTCTAGTAATTTTTTTAAAATGTTAGAAGCTTCTTTTAATGTTTTAGGCTTGTCTATTGGGCGAGTTGGCGAAATAGATTTCGGCTCTCCAGAGATAAGTCTAATGTTGTTTTTGTTTTCATTTATACCTTTTAGATATTGTTTAATGATATTGTTTTTGATTGTTTCATTATTATAAATATCTTCAAGGTGTTTTGGGTCGTTAAGTAATTGTGCAGGTTTGATATAATGCTCTTTACTAACAATAGCGTATGCGTATTCTAATCCATTAGAATTTTGTGCTAAATGTTCATCATTGAGTAATAATTCGGCTATTTCTTTTGAGTAATTTTTAGCTTCTGGATTTTTATCAAAAAATTTAGTTATATTACTTCTCCAATCCTTATTTTTATAAATATAGCTACTATTTGATGGATTTTCTTCGATAATTTGCGTTTTTTCATTATTTAAACTTTTTGTAAGTTCAGATAATTTTTGGCTTTTTTTAGTAAATTCTTTTTCAAGATTGTTGTATGCATTTAACAAACTTGTTGCATCTTTAAACTTCCCAAATGTGGAGCCTTCGTTCAAAGTAGATTCATCTTTCACCTCTTCTTCATTTATGATTTGTTCATTTACATTGTGAGTAATCTCACTTTGAATTTCTGGTTGTTCCAAATTATTTATATTTTCCATGAGTTATTTCCTTTTTATAATTAATTTTGATTCAATGAACCTAAAGCAAATTGCATTGATTTGTGTTTTTGGATGTGTTGTAGAATATTTTGAATATGGTCTTGTGTGAATTTTTTACATTGATCAGTAAGTAAAAATTTTGTGTGTTCTTCAATATGAATTTGATGGTCATCAATTTCAAGAAGGTTTATATTTTCTAAGTTTAAGTTTTCTTTATTTGCTTTTTTAATATGAAGTTGATATATGTCTGATGAATTTTCCCAAATTCCCATACCTAATGATTCTATTAATTTTGCTCTGTTTCGATTAGATAATTTACCATCTTCATCATTTAATAAACCGGCTCTATATAGTTCAAGTAACATAGATTTTCTTTGTGATGGGGTTTCTGTAAGTTCGTTAACTGTATCTAAAACCACATCATCACTTGTTATGTCAGAACTATCCCAGTAATATAATTCAATGTCTCCATTATCGTCTGAAACTTTATTTAATCTAATTGATGTTGCAAATTGTTTATAAAGGCGAATTATAAATTGGGCAATTTTTTTAACTGAAGATCTAATGTGTTCTGCGGTAACAGATAATCTAGTTTCGTCTTGTTCAATAAGTAAGTTTAAAGCGGTTCCACTTGATATAGATGAAGGAACAGAGCTATCTCTCATTAGTTCACTAACTCCGCTTAGACTTATAAATTCATTTAATAATCTATCTTCCTCATTGTTAAATTCGTAAGGGATAGATCCGCCATCAATAAATTTTGGTATTGAACTTCCGTTTCTGTAAACAAGTATTTTTCCGGGAGCTAATCCTTCTTCTTCAATATTGTCAATATCAACGGAGCCATCTTCAACTGCTAAAACACCAGCAGCAAGCCTTGCCATAAATTCATGTTTTCTGTTTTTAATTGCATTATAGGCTCTTTGAATTGGAATACATCTTTCAATTATGCTTAACCCCCAAAAGTTACCAATTTGGGATATTGAAACTTGTTTAATAAATGGATATTGTTGTTGATTGTTGTTTCCGACATTAAAAGGCAGGTCACCATCAAAAACAAGATTATCTCCTACAATAATTGTTAATCTTCCTTTTGGAAATTTATCATTTGGTTTAACATATTTTTCTACAACTAAAACATGGTCGTGTTTTAAAGAGTGTGTTAATTTCTGTATATTGCTTTTTCCTGTAATTCCTCCGGTTGATAGTGTGTTTTCAAAAGTAAATGTGTCGATATCTTTACCTTCAACTGTAATATTCCAGAGTTCTTGGGCTTTTTGTGCTGGGTACGCCCTTGCATGAATAATACTTTCGCAATTCTCAATATCGGTTACACCCGAAGAATCAGGATAAATTTCAAATGGTGGGCATACAGAAATTGACACATCTCCAGTCTTGATAATGTTATTTTCATTATTTGCTATATTATCCCCTATTGAATCATCCCAAATTACTTTATAAAAAGCAGTACCTGTTACTTCGCTCCAAATAGTTGCGTTTGTAATTGCTTCAGATAGTGATGATTTTTCAGTAACTGAATTAAGGATTGCTTTAGATAATTTAGCTGAATATAAATCATTTTGTTCATTTCCGGAAGGTCTGACAGAGACTGAAGGTCGCACTTTACCAAGTTTTGCAAGTCTTGATTCAATTATTGGTGCAATATGATTGTAAACTTCTCTTTCTTCCCAATAATAATTTTTAGGAGAGGTTTCAATTTCTCCGTTGGGGTTAACATATGAATATTGATTTCCAAGCATAAAATTCATATTTAATTCCCAAGTTTGTTCAAATTGTTTTCTGTCGTTTGAGCGTTTATTTAAGTCTTCTAAAATATCTTTTACGATTAATTTATCAGTTTCTTCATTGTAATAATATTTGTTAATATTTTTTGCCTCTTTTATTGCTCTTAGATTTTTTTTAGTTTTCTTTACGTTGTTTTCTAAATTCATTATTTTTCTCCTTTTTCTTGTTTAATTTGCTTTTTTATGTTTTGTATGTTTTTAGATAATTCATTAAAACATTTCTCGCATAAACATAAATTTTTTTTGTATCCATTAGTGTTGATATTGAAAATTGCAAACTCGTGGCAATTTAAAGTATCGCATCTAATATTTTTTGGGCATTTTTCTATATACATATAAACCTCCTTAATTTTCTTCCATACTCTTTATTAGTTGATTTTTTAAATCTATTAATTCTTTATCTGATAATAATGAAAGGTCGTCGGAATCTATCTTTTCCCCAAAATTTTCAAGCAACATTTTAAGAGCAAGCAGATCAGGCGGAACATAGTGCGTGGTAACTTTTTTCTTAATAAGAATAAGATTGGTGTCTTTTTCTTGTTTTGATTTTCCATTATTATTTTCTATGATAAGCTCCTTTGATGACTGTTTTTTTGTTGTGTTAATATCATCTATTATTTGATACTCTTTAATTTCTTCATCATAAAAATATCCTTCAGATTTTTTCAGAAGGATATTTCTTATTTTTTTAATAAATTCAGAATCGAAATTGTTTCTCATATCGTTTTACCTGCTACTTACCTCTATCATACACCCAAATTTTTAAAAGTCTATATTTTACTGACATGGTTAATGAAACTTTTTTTGTCTTAAAATTTGTTTGTATAATTTTTCTTTGTTTTTTTGAATTTCTGTTTTTTCTGTTTTGATTATTGTTGGTTCAGGTCGAGACATTATATAATATCTTAATTCGTCTAAGGCATGGTCGTCAGTTTTTACTGGTTTATCACCATCTCCCCAATAATAGTTTTTAAATTCTCTGATTAAGTTTGTACATGATGAAAAAATAAATAATTTTGATTGATTGTTGGCATTTTTTAAGTATTGTTTTACTCTAGATATTCCAGTGAATAAATCTTTATTTACATTTGGATTGGCAGCTATTCCATTTTCAAAAAACAATTCGGTTACACTTTTATTGCTGGCAAGCGTTTTTTGGTTTGCTGCACTATCAATTAAAGCCTCGTATCTCCCGTCTTTTCTAGGTTTCCATCCTAAATTTTTTGCTATTTCAATAATTTTATTTGCATGATAATCAACAGTTTTTCCTGCTTCAAAATGTTCGGCAATGACATAAATATTACCGTCATAATCGCAAGCATAAAAGTGTGCTGATAGTGGATTATTAAGGCCCGGGTCTATAGAAATATTGTCGTAAAAGTCGATAGGAATAGGTCTTGGTTCGATTATGTGTATTTGTGGGTCAAATTCTTTATAAACCATACTTTTGTTGTTTGAAAGAAATTTTCCGTATCTTCTGCAAATTAACTCTTCTTCACTCATTGATGATGTGAGTCGAGCTAGTTCTGAAGTGCTTAAATAAGGATTGTCTGCCCACTCCATAAAAATTGAAAAAACTTCCGGGTCATTTTGTGAATTTAAATAGATTTGATCATATATATAAGTTTGTCCTTTTAATGGTGTCATTGTTCCAAAAATGTCTCCACATTTATCTAAAACCCTCATTTTACATTCGTTATAAATATCTTCAGGAGGCTCTTCATCAAACCATACAAAATCAAGTG